TTTGTTCTAACTCTCCCGGATCTTTTCCTTTGTCGTCTTCTAATATCTGACATTTTACACCTCTTGCTGTGAGTTGATAGTATAATTTTTCGGCCTGAATTTGGGCCTGTTCTTCTGGGTCAAAGAAAATAAAGACTTTTTTGTACTGTGATAGTAATTGAACCTGTGGTTCTGAAAAGCCAATGCCGAATAATCCTACAGCCCCAGGCCCTAATCTCCAGACATCAGGAGGGCCTTCTACGACAATACAGGTATCTCCAGGTACTTGATCTTGGCCATATAGCAAAAACTTATGATGGTATATTTCATTGTCTTCAGGGCAAGATTTATATTTGGGTTTTGTTCCTGCTGTTACAGCTCTGGTGGTGAAACTGACCATCTTATGTTTGTTGAATATAGGGATGAAAATTCTGAAGGCATATGGCCCTATATGATCTGTTGCTTTCAAATTCCATACAGTGGATAATTTATCAGGATCATAATTTTTATTCTCAAGATATGCTCGGGCGAACGGCCCAAGGGGCATTAATGCAGGTAATTCCAATTTATCGGCATATTTTCTATTTTTGAATCTTGGACCGGGTTCTCCTGACGAATATTTTTTGATAATTTCATTAGTTTCTTTTGGGCTGGTCTTGAGCAGGGTCGATATGACTTTGTACAGGGAATGGCCCCCGCATCGCCAGCAGGTGTAGTATCCACCAGCAATGCAGAAACCCCCATGCCAGCCCGGATTTCCTGAGCAGAAAATACAGTGGATCTGAACCCATCCTCTCCGGGAATGCTTGGGATCATTGTCAGTATGATCAATCCCATAATTTTCTAAAAATATCTTGGCTTCAAACATTATTTCACCATTCCCAATCGCTCTCTGATTTCTTTTGCCATTCTGAAATTAATTAATTTTGTAATTGACCAACTGGATGAGGAATTTTTACCGGCTCTGACGGCTCCATTTTTCCCAATAAAATAAAAATTATTGGTATATCCATCATTGCTTTTAAATTGACGGTATTTTCCGGATCGGCAAGGAATTTCGGTGAATCCTTTTGACAATAAAAATTTTATGACTTTTTCTCGTTGTATTTGTTTAGCCATTTTTTCCTCCTGGGTTTGTTATATCGTAATTGGCCATCCAAGTTCGCCATGGGAAGGATTTGAGCATCACAAGCCCGGTCATCCTATTCAGGCAATAACTCATTTCGTCTTCTTCCGTTTTAAAGGTTCTTTTCAGCGGGTTATATTTTGCCCGCCATTTCTTCAGCCGCTCTTCTTTTATGTGTTCTGCTTTCTGTTGTGCTTTTGATTTCATATGTTTCCTCCAATGCATTTAGCGTATATCGCACGATAATCTATTTTTAAAGGCTATATATGTATTATAGATTATCACGCGATAAATTTAAAATTAACTGAATTTGCGGAACAGGATTTCGTGTTTGGCTTCCTTTGCTTCTTTCAAAATTTTTGCAACAGCCAGTGCCTGAATTCTGATTTTTTCTCGCTGTACGTTCATTGCTTTAATTCTTTTTCCTGCTGCCTTAAATTTTTTTAGTCGTGATAGCATATACACGGGCATAGGCGTCATATCGCTGAAGTCACGAAACAAAGTTTCCCGGAGATTTGTTGCTTTTTGGGCTTTGTTTCTCTTCTGCTTCCTTGCCATCAGCCGCCTCTGTCCCTTAGTTTTTTGCTTTCCCATGATTTAATTCTCCTTTTGGTTTGAAAATAAAGATTCCTGAAAAGATTCCTAATCCTGCTAAATTCCATATCCAGTGGTCAGCCTCTGCCCCGGCCAGGCACAGTCCGAAACAGAAGCACATTCCACATAATATATTCCTGATCATTCGCCCTCCTTTTTCAGTTAATAATCGGAGCCGTTTTTCAATGGACACCAATCGGGTATTACATCATGATTTATAATTCTATGATACCAATGAAACTTCCAGTCTTTGTCTTTGCATTCTGAACGATATTCTGGGTATTCCCTTTTGAATTTGTTTTTACTTTCTCTTATTTTGCAAGCATTATCATGTTCACAGATAGTTCTTGCTCCACCATAGGTGAAGGATCCACTATGGCCAACATGATGACAGGCCCGGCAAGTATTTATGGTTTTTGTAATTTTCATTTACGCCTCCAATTCTTTTATTAATTCGGTTAACAGGGATGTTTTCGAAACTTCTTCACCGTCCAATACCTGGCCCAGAACTTTCATTTTGGAATCAAGTAATGTGGCAATTGATTCCTCAATGGTGCCTTTTGCAATCAGATAATATGCAAATACTGAATCGGCTTCCTGCCCAATTCTATGCACTCGGTCTTCAGCTTGAATATGTTCTGCTGGTTTCCATCCTAATTCGATTGTTACTGTTGCAGCGGCAGCGGTCAAGGTCAGGCCAACACCAGCGGCCTTAACATTGCCTATCAGCAATCTGACATTGGGATTTTCCTGGAATGCATCCTTGTTTGCTTCCCGTTTTTTTAATGAGGTTTTGCCATATATTGAAACGGCAATATCCTTAAAATGTTCCATTAATTTTTCAAGGATTTTGGTATGGACACAGAATACAACCAGTTTATCATTCATTTCAAGATATCTTTCGATCCATTCAATACATCCATCAATTTTGCCTTCAATGGATAGTTGTTTCAGCTTCTCGATAGCCACCAATTGTTCTGCTTCAGCGGCTTTGTCTGCGGCTTCCTGCCCACTTGTTTCCTTGATGTAGGCCAGGATATCCCCTGCGGCGATATCGTATTGTTTTCGGTTGTTGATATCGACAGTAACCACCATCCGGTTCTTGGGCGGCAATTCCGGCAATACATCTTTTTTTAACCGCCTGACCATAATAGTTCTGCTCAGTTTTTCATAAAGCTCTTTGGTGTTGGTTGCTCCGCTGAAATCCCATCCAAATCCATTATGTTTGGCACCACAAAATTCTTGGGCATATTTCCAATAGGAAGGAAATATTGTTGGATTGATAATTTTGATCGGATTAAAAAATTCCACCGGCCTGTTTTCGATTGGAGTTCCAGACAACCCCATAACATTGGGTATCTTTTTTGCCAGCCGCGTACAGGCTTTGCCCCGGTTCGATTTCAGATTTTTGATATATTGGATCTCATCAAAAGTAATGGATTGTGGATTCATTTTGACTAATTGATCACCCCAGCCGGTATTTCTCTGCTCTACTGATTTTATTTTCCCGGTATATTCGTCTTTTACTTTTTCATATTTGTTCGGAATGATGTCATAATTAATAACAATTATTCCGTCGGTAGGGGTCTTTTTTGTTTTTGTCCATCTGCCTGTCAAGGAATAAACAGGTTCATTAGGCAACCATTTATTTGTTTCCTTGATCCAATTAGCCTTCAAAGATGCAGGGCAGACAACGATTGCGGGTCTTGCTTCAGGATGCCGGTGAAGCCAGCATAACGCCTGAATAGTTTTTCCAAGTCCCATCTCATCCGCTATCAATGCTCTGCCGTTGCGGGATTCGACATATTCAACGCCTTTTACTTGGTAGGGCCTTGGGGTCAGACCTTCCGGCAAGCCTTCGATTTCGTTTATATCAATGTCTTTGTGCTGATATTTGTTATACCATTTATCGACATCCGGAGAAAGATCGAAACCCCAATATCTCAGGTTCTCAATATTTTCTAAGGACAGCGGAGCAGACCATTTTTTGGTCCCACTGTCCCATTTCCGCCCGTCCAGGGATTTGACATTGTTTAATGTTTGCTGAAATCTTGAATCCCCGCGTGGATAGGAGAATTTCATTACGAGATTGAGGCCCTCAACAGTTGCTTCCTGAATGGCTTTTTGTTCAGTTTCAGGTTTTTTTGTAGTCTTGGCATTCTTGATTTTATCACCGACAACTTCAACGGGGATGGCTTTTGCTTCGGCATCTATTGCCTGCGCGGCATACTTAACCATGTTCCGTCTGACGTACACCATCTGCTTTTCGGATAATCGGCCTCGATTCAAGAAGTTCCGAGCAATGGAGGTCATAAAATTTGCATCAGCAGAATTAAAGCCAATTGAATTTTGATGAACCGTATAGTGTCCGGCTTGTTCGTCTGATTCCTGATTATTGTAAATGGCAACCAGTACTCCGATTGCCCAGCTATCATCGGTTTTGATTAGTTTTTTCAATTTGTCTTTTGTCATTATCCAGCTCCTTTGTAGGCTTTATGGATGAGTTGATGTTAAATGGCCCCAATATATTTGGCGGCGATTCTGATTTGTTCGGTTGCTTTTTCAAGTCTTTGGTCAAGATGTTTCACTTTTTCGTCCGATTCGATTTTACCCAATCTATTCGCTTCGCGTTGTTCTTCTGTCTGGGTTAGTTTGTTTTTGGTGTGGTTGTGGGCTAATTTTTCTATGTCTAATTCTCTTTCTTTTCTATGGAATTTGGCTTCCATATTTTCATTTTGATTTTCGAGATCTGTAATCATAAGAAGGTCGTCAAGTCCTCTATCTTTTCGAATTTTGAGTTCATTTTGGAGACTGATGATTTCGAGCCCACTGCTTATGATTGCCATTTCCATTTTGTAGGGCAGGGCCGGAAAGATATCGTCCAGAATTTTCTGTCTCAGCCATTCTGCATTAGGTCCGGTAAAAAAATCATGTAAATAATTATTGGGGTGCAGCAGGTACTCCCGTTCCAGCCGGCCGATGATTGCTATCTCATCGGCCTTGGTCATATCATTTTCGATCTTGAGCATAAACTTTTTCATTATTCATTTCTCCTTTTTTATTTTCTAATTTTGCTATTTCAATTTTAAAGCATTCCTTGCATATGCCGTGTGTGATATCCATGCCGGGTTCTTGTTTAATATTTGTTGCCTTGCTGCCCATGTCTTTTCCGCACCAGCTACACTTGATATAAATTTTAAACATTATTCATTTCTCCTTATAAGATTCTGTATGGTTAGCAGGGCCAGATTGGCCCGTTTTGGGCTCCAATCTATTTCTTCAGTCAAGTACCTTAATAGACGGCGCCGGGTGATTTTTGGGCATGTCACTTCGTTACACATCCGATATAATTTATGGGGCATATCGAAAATCAGGTTGATAATGATAATCACATCTGAATCAGATTTTTCAATTTGATCCTTGAGGGCTACCCGTTTGAGCTGATTGTAATTGTCTTTGGAAAGCAGATCCGGGTCACCTCCTGGTTGTTCAATAGACGGCTTTGTGAATTTGCATAATCTCCAATTAATCAGGTTATACAAATGGGTACAAAATCCGCATTTGCTGGTATCGGGATCGTATGTCCTGAGGGCTTCGACATATGCCCAATTGGCTTCCGAAAACAAATCATCAAATTCAAAGCCAACCCGTACATATCGCCAGGCCAGCTTATAAACCAATTTTTCATATTTTTCATATTGATCCATTTGACG